AAAACGCTGGAGATTATAACATTGATGAATTAGAAAAATCAGAAGAATTTAAGAATTATTTAGGTGATGTGTTACAAAGTATAATTACCGATAATGTAAAGGAAAAGAATGGACATAACGAATCAGCTGCCGACTCATATACTGAATCATCTTCTCAATAATGAAGATTACTGCAGACGAGTAATTCCTTATCTGGAGAAAGAGTATTTTGAGGGTACACATAAGACAGTATTCGATCTTATAGCAAAGTTTGTTGCTAAACACAATAAGCTACCTAGTGGCAAAATTCTTGATTTGGAACTCAGGAAGATTCAGGCACCCGATGATATTTTAAATAATGCCGCCAAACTTATCTCAGAAATCCGAGAAAAGTCAGACATTGATACAGATTACCTTATAAAGGAATCCGAGAAGTGGTGTAAGGATCGAGCAGTATATATCGCTATCATGAATTCTATCCAGATTATCGATGGCAAAAATAAAGAAAAAAGTGAAGGTGCTATACCTGAAATACTTTCTAATGCTCTAGGGGTTTCCTTTGATCAGGCTATTGGCCATGATTATATAGATAATTCAGAAGAACGATATGATTTTTATAATCGGGTAGAAGAACGAATTTCGTGGGATTTAGATTACTTTAATAAGATCACAAAGGGTGGTATACCAAACAAGACTCTTAATATTTGTTTGGCTGGTACAGGTGTTGGTAAATCTTTGTTTATGTGTCATTGTGCAGCATCGGTATTGGAACAAGGTAAGAATGTGTTATATATTACTATGGAAATGGCCGAAGAACGAATTGCAGAACGCATCGATGCCAATCTTATGGACTTACCTATTCATCAATTAGAATCGTTATCAAAGAATGTATTTAATAGTAAGATTCAAAAGATTGCCCAGGCCTCCATTGGTAAACTAATTATTAAAGAATATCCAACAGGCGCAGCGCATACGGGTCACTTTAGAGCATTATTAAATGAGTTAAAACTTAAAAAGAAATTTGCTCCTGATATCATATATGTGGATTACTTAAATATCTGTTCATCTTCCCGTATGAAAGCCATGGGTGGAAGTATAAATAGTTATACCTATATTAAAGCAATTGCAGAAGAATTACGAGGTTTAGCAATCGAATTTAATGTTCCAATTGTTTCGGCAACACAGACTACTCGATCCGGCTATAGTAATACTGATGTTGGATTAGAGGATACTTCTGAATCATTTGGTCTACCAGCAACGGCCGATCTTATGTTTGCTCTTATATCTACAGAGGAATTAGAAGAAATGGGCCAATTGATGGTAAAGCAATTGAAGAATAGGTACAACGATCCAACCAGTTATAGGAGGTTCGTTATTGGAGTAGATCGTTCCCGCATGAAATTATATGATGTAGAAGAATCTGCCCAAACCGATCTTATTGGCGACAGCAGTTCTATCCCCGATAAACCAATTGCAACGTGGGGTGATAGAGAAAATAAAGACACGTTTGCAGATTTTAATATATAGGAGATATAAATGGAAATGTTACTTAATACAAAAGAATGGATCATAAATAGATTAGAAGAAAGAACATCACTAGATGGTGTCGGATTAATTGCTATTTGTGGTTCGATTATTTTATTTGGTGGTATTGCAAAACTAGCTGCTTGGGCAGGACTAGTTTGGGGTATTTACACATTGGTCCAAAATGAAGACTAATTAATCAATGTTTAATGTGAGACTTATATCTTATAGTCAACCACCCGCAGATAGTGAATTTCCAAATGATCTTCTGCAGATGGTTGCATATTGTGCGCGGGTAAGTAATCCCACAAATCAAAACAATGAAAAAACGGCTGAGAAGCTAGTAAACTATTTAATTAAACATAAGCACTGGTCTCCATTAGAAATGGTAAGTGCATGTATTGAAATAGAAACTACTAGGGATATCGCTAGACAAATATTGAGACACCGGTCGTTTTCTTTTCAGGAGTTTTCACAAAGATATGCAGACCCCACTAAGGATATGACCTTTGTAACTCGTGAAGCTAGACTACAGGATAATAAGAATCGACAAAACAGTCTAGAAGTCTCTATGGAAGATCCAATTAATTCTGGATGGGAATCATGGCAACTAGTTGTCATTGAACGGTGTAAACAGGCATACGAATGGGCAGTACAGGCAGGAATTGCCAAAGAACAAGCCCGGGCAGTATTACCTGAAGGTCTTACAATGACACGTATGTATGTTAACGGCACACTTCGTTCTTGGATTCATTATATCCAATTACGGGCAGCTGAGGGAACACAGAAGGAGCATAGAGAAATTGCTAAAGCAGTCGGTGATGTAATATATCAAATATTCCCACTCGATGATGTATTTTAAAGAATTTGCGCCCTTAGCTCAGCTGGATAGAGCAACGGCCTTCTAAGCTCGACTTAGAAGGCGTAGGTCACAGGTTTGAATCCTGTAGGGCGCGCCAATTTGTATAAGAGGTATATAAATGCAGTATGTAAATTACACCTTTTCAATTAATGAAAATGGACTTAAATTAACAGATCAGGAAGATAAGATAGATATAAGACGGACCCCATTTCATGTAGGTGATATTTTTATATTAACGCTTGATTCTGCTAATCAAATGTTTTTTAGAAAATCAACGCAAACGTTAAATATGATGTTACCACCACGGAATGATAATCAACTAGACTTATTCGATGAGGATCACAACTATGACGTCAGACAAAGAAATCGATAAAACTCCGCACATAAGATTAATTTGTTATCCGCATGATCTCGATACTGGGGTAAAAACAACGGTGGATATTATGGATATTGATATTGGCCGTGATGAATTGGTGGATATATTTGAATCGTTTATGAAATCTTTAGGCTATTATTTTGATGAGGATGTATAATATGGATGAAATAAACGCTACAATTCCAGTCCACAATCCACCACAACAGAATAGTGAATATCAGCAAACTGTAATAAAGTCTGTGGTGAAAGTTCGGGGTGACATCCAAACCGAAATAGTATATACCTATGATAAAAATGGTAAATTAATTGATTCGGTTATTCGTTACCATGATCTTGCTACTATTTAAAATAACTTAAAAAAGTGTCGACAAATCCTTTGTTATGTGATATAATATACATATAAATTAATAAAGGATAAATATATTATGGAAACAAGCCCTGCTTTGGAGAAAGAACTGGGGATTCCCGGTTGATAATAAACTCCAGAGTAGGGTTTAATTAGAATCCTGTCCAGAAGCCTACATCCACATGACGTCAGGCTTCTAAGGGCAGTCGTCACCTATCGGACGAAATAAAGCGAGAGGGGGTAGTGTCCGAACACTCACACGGAAATGAGAAAAGTCCGTGAACACCTAAGGGGGAGAGTCCGGGGTGAGGTTGGTTACCTGAAACCCCCCAAATAACCGATTATGGATCCACCCCGGACTTACACGAAGCCTTTGACCAGATGAAATTGGGGGATAGTGAAGCAGCGACTGTCAAAATACATGGTAACGGATATGTGTACCATCTGTGGTTTGTGTCTTGGCAGTTGCCCTTTTGATGGAATCATAGATGGCCATAGTCAACGCGGTTTCCCGAAGATGCTGATCGACCCCCAGCTGTGTATGGGTTGTCGTCTTTGTATTCCATACTGCCCGGTCGGTGCGATTGTGGAAGGGGAGCAAAGCGAGTCGATGAGCAATACAGCCAGGTCGGACTCACAATATTTAACAGGAACTCAAATGATAGCATATAAAGTTATATCAGAAGATAGTAATGGTAAGATAGTTGCAGAATATATTTTCGAATCCTTGAAAGAAGCAATTAAATTTCACGCAGGAATGATCGGAAACGATTATAAATCTATAATTAGTAGACTAAAGGTATGAACATGAGTATAGAATTAGGGATTATATTTTCATTTTGTATACTCGGAGTAGGATACACATCATATAAAATTGGTGTACGAAACGGAGTAGAAAGAGCACTTGAGCGGCTTGAAGAAATTAATATCATTAACATAGACGAATACGGCCGTATATCACCCAAATAATAAGGTGAGTTAATAACCTTTATAAATAGATATACCATAAAGTTATTTGGAGATATTATGAAAAGGTTTCGTCAATACTATAGGCAATCAGTCAGAGAAGATTTAGAAGCAGTAGATGAATGGGTAGAAAATCTTACAGAAGCTGATACATCAGGTGCTACAAATACTGAAATGGCAATATGTTATGCATATAATAAAAACCAAGGAATGGACCATGAAAGAGCTTTAAAAGAAGCTGGTATTCCTGAAAAGAAATGGGATTCTGCTAAAGCAAAAGATATCTCTATTGTAAAAACAGGACAAAATGTTGCAGACCAAATGGGAAATAGAGGGTCAGCTTTAGTACATTCTGGTAGTGGTAGTGCTTCAAATCATTATGCTGCAGGTTCAGATAAAACACCAAAGGCCGACTTTACAGGAAATTCAGATAATTATATATCTTTAAAACAAGCAGGAGATAGTGGTAGTGGTGCACAATTAATGAGTGCAAAATCAGGTGAAGCTACTGGAGTATTCGAAGCTGCTATAGGTCATTTTGAAAAGAATTCAAAAGTAAATCTTTCAAACGATAAAGATTTTAAAACAGCATTAAAAATATTATCAGTTGATATGGAAAAAACTGCACGTAATGATTTAAATGTAGAAGTAGCTAAAAGTAAAACTGATTTTCAAACTTGGTATTTACAAAGTTCTAGAAGAGATATAATTGCAAAGAAAGAAAGAAATGCTAAGAAAATAGATAATCATTTAAAAGCAGAACTTGCTATAATAGGAGCAACAAGAGGTAATAAAAAAGCTGAGAAAAGTATTATTGCTGGTATTAAGCCTCTTGACCAAAAAGAATTAACAAAGTATATGAATGACTATAAAAATGATGAAACATATAAAGTTGGTAAAGTAATGGTTAGTGCTCAGCATTTAAAAAATGTAGCAGCCGGTGATTTAACAGACCCTAAGCTTAAAGAACAAATTGCCGAAGTTATACAAACATCAGTTGATGCTGGTCCATGGAAAGAACACTTAACAAAATTCTTTAATAATAATGAAGAAATTAAAAAATGGATAGTATACGAAGCAGCATCTGGATTATATAAATTTACTGGCAATATAAGTGATGGTAAAAGATATAAAGGTTCTGAATCTGCTGTAGCAAATAAAATATTAGTATTTAATCCTAAT